CTGTGCGCGCCGATGGAAACCCACAACAGACTCCGCGCGAAGCATCGCAACCCGCGATACCGGCCCGAGCTGCACATGCTGCTCGGCAACCACGAGGACCGCATCAGTCGGGCCGTCAACGACGACCCGAAGCTCGACGGCGCCATCGGCCTCGACGATCTGAACTACGCCGCCCACGGCTGGACGGTGCACCCGTTCCTCAAGCCGGTCGAGATCGACGGCGTCTGGTACGCCCACTACTGGGCCGCTCCCATGTCGGGTCGCCCCTACGGCGGCACCGCCGCGAGCAGGCTGTCCAAGATCGGGCACTCGTTCGTGATGGGCCACCAGCAGACCCTCGACTATGCGGTGCGGTTCCTGTCCAACGGCCAGCAGCAGTTCGGCCTCGTCGCCGGCGCCTGCTACCTCCACGACGAGGACTACAAGGGCTACCAGGGCAACGCCCACTGGCGCGGTGTCATCGTGCTCCATCAGGTCGAAGGCGGCGCAGCCGACCCGATGTTCGTGAGCCTCGACTACCTGTGCCGCAAGTACGAGGGCAAGCCCCTCGCCAAGTTCACTGCCAAGAAGTTCTGAGACCCCGCAGGGAGGGGATCATGGAGACCGGTTGGGATTCCACGTCGGCCGAAGCAGCCCGACTTGTGCACGGCGACCGCCAGGCGCTCTACGACCATCCGATCGCCGACTACACCCGCACCGCTGAACTGTTCGCGGCCATGACCGGCATCGAGCTGTCGGTCACCGAGGCCATCGCGTTCATGGTGTGCATGAAGCTGTCGCGGATCGGCAACGCCCTCGACAAGGACTTCACCGCCGACATGGTGCGCGACTCCATCGTCGACGCCGCCGGCTACCTCGACTGCCTGTGGGCCGTGTGGGAGATCGAGACCGCCGGCAAGATCAACGACGCGCTCGAGCAGCTCGACGCCGAGCTCGATGACTGACACCGAGTGGGGCTGGCTCCTGCTCGGCGCTGAGGTCGTCGGCCTCGCCGCCATGTCCTACCTCGTCGGCCGACATCGGCTGTGGTGGGGATGGCTGGTGGTGTTCGTCGCCGTGTCGGTCCCCTGGCTCACCTACAGCCTGACCACCGCCCGCTGGCCGTTCCTCGCCCTGTCGATCCTGTGGGCCGGTGTCCACCTGTCCAACGCTCACCGCTGGAGGCGCCAGCCATGACCTGCATCGTCGGCCTCGAGCACCCCGGCGGCGTCACCATCGGCGGCGACTCGGCTGCCGCGGTCGACGACTCGGTCGACGTGGTCGAAGCGCCGAAGGTGTTCAAGGTCGGCGAGTACCTCATCGGCTACTGCGAATCGTTCCGCATGGGCCAGCTGCTCGCCTACCGGCTCCGAGTGCCCGAGCAGAAGTGCGCCGACGACCTCGAGCACCTGGCGACCGTGTTCGTCGATCGGGTGCGCGAGGTGCTCCACAAGGGTGGGGTGGCCAAGGCCACCGAGTCCGAGGAGGGCAACGTCGGCGCCCTGCTGGTCGGCTACCGCCGCCGGCTCTATTCGATCGAGACCGACTATGCGGTCCTGCGCTCGACCCGCGGCTACCAGGCGATCGGCTGCGGTGCCGACTTCGCCATCGGGTCGATCGGCTCGACCGCCGGCCCACCCGAGAAGCGGGTGCGTCTCGCCCTGACCATGGCCGCGACCCACTCGGGTCCGGTCCTGCCCCCGTTCACGATCCTCACCAACTAGGAGAACCATGACCAAGACCTACTGGCTCCAGCTCGCCGAGCGCGCCATCAAGACCGCCGCCCAGTCGCTGGCCGCGATCCTCGTGGCCACCTCGTTCGACTGGTTCACCGCCGACTGGCAGGCCATCGCCGGCACCGTGGCCACCGCCACCGCCCTGTCCATCCTCACCTCGATCGGGTCGCTCAAGCTCGGCCCCGCCGACACCCCGTCGGTCGTCGAGTAGATCCCCGGCTCGGACGACGGCCCCCTGCACCGTCGACTGGAAGCGTCCAGGCGCCTCATGCGCCCGACCACCTGATGAACCGAGCCGGCCTGCGCGCCCCCACCGTCGACATGCTCGCGGTGGGGGCGTTGCACGTTCAACACTTCTCGAACGATCCACCGGTCGGGTCGTAAGTGAGGCTTCTGTTGTTGCGGAGCTGGCAAGCATCCCAACGAGCGCGGTCGTCCTGTTTCCATTTCAGATAGCCCCCGATCGAGGTGAGTATCAGGAGGGCAGCCACGATGCAGCCTCCGATGAGCGTGCCCTTGGCGAGCCGGAGGCGGAACGAGTACCGGCACGCCGGGCAGACCTTGGCCGCCGACCCGACACTGGTGGCGCATCGAGGGCACGTCTTCTGTGTTGCGTTCTGCAGTTCATCCGCCATAGACCCCCACGGTATCGCTGGGAGGCGCTCTACGGGCCACACAGGGGCCAATGCGTGGCCGATGTGTACCTAGTGTGTACCGCTGCGGCAGCCATAGACCGTTGACCTGCGACTATCGGTCGAAACTGGTCGATCTGCAAAGCCCCGTACGGCGGTTCGATTCCGCCCGCGGCCTCCATGGGACAGGGACCGGGAAACCGGTCCCTGTCTGCGTTTTCGGGCTTTTCGGGTGCGTCGAGCATTCCACCCGATTACCCTCCAGACCACACCGAAGCCCGGTGTGATGTGTACCGGATGTGTACCGCGGAGGATTCCATGGCGATCGACAAGCACCGAGGCAAGTGGCGAGCACGGTGGCGTGACGCCTCGGGCATCCAGCGGGCCAAGACGTTCGACCGCAAAACCGACGCCCAGGCGCACATGGCCGCCATCGTGACCGCCAAGCGCACCGGCCACCTGGCCACCGAGCCGACGACCATGACCGTCGCCGCCCTTGCCGACGAGTGGCTGGCCGCCAAGACCGGCACCGTGTCGGCCTCAACGATCGAGACCTACCGGCGCGATCTCGACCGCTACATCCTCGACGCCTTCGGTGGCACACGCGCGGCGAAGCTCACACCGTCGGCGATCCAGAAGTGGCTGTCGGCCGAGCTCGCTGCCGGTTACGCCCCCTCGAGCGTGCACCGCCACTACCGCATCCTCAGGTCCATGTTCGCCTGGGCGGTGAAGATGAAGCTGATGGTCGAGAACCCGTGCGACCCGGTCACCCCGCCGAAGGTGCCACGCACCGACCTCGAGGTGTTCACCGTCGAGCAGGTGGAGAAGATCGCGTCGGTCATCACGCCGCGCTACCGGGCCTTCGTGTTGATCGCCGCCTATGGCGGGCTGCGGTTCTCCGAGCTCGTCGGGCTGCGTCGACGTGACATCGACGGCCCCACCATCACCGTCAACGGGCAGCTGCGCATCGTCAACGGCGAGTGGGTGCGCACCGAACCCAAGACCGCAGCCGGTCGTCGCCGCGTCACCCTGCCACCATCGGTCGCTGCTGAGGTCGCTGCCCACCTGGATGAGTTCACCGGCCCCGAACCCGACGACCTGGTGTTCACCAACCAGCACGGCCGACCGGTCGGGCCGTCGTTCCGCGGCAACAACTGGCCCGAAGCGTGCACGGCGGCCGGCATGGGCAGGCGCACGATCAAGAACCACAAGCCCGCCTACGAGGGCGTGCCCCGATTCCACGATCTGCGCCACACGTCGGTGGCCCTCGCCATCGCCGCCGGCGCCCATCCCAAGGCCATCCAGCAGCGCGCCGGCCACTCCTCGATCGGCGTCACCATGGACACCTACGGCCACCTCATGGCCGGCATGGACGCCGAGCTCGCCGATCGACTCGACGCCATGCGACCCGACACAGGTGACTAAGTGCTAGCCACATGTGTCTAGGTGGTAGCCCTTGACGTGTCACCAGCGTCACACCTACTTTGCACCCATGGCGGAACAACGGCGGCAAGGATCACCCCCCCCCCCCGAACAGTCGTTCGACGGGAGTGTCGCACCCGCGCTCTATGTTCGCGGCATGGGCGGATCGGACGACTCGACGAGGTGGCTGGCGGCGTTAGTCATGCTCGCCTGGCGCGCATCTGACGATCCCGACCGATGTCTCGAGCTGGCCCGGTCGATCCGTGCGATGGGCGACGCGCTAGGAGTTCCTGAGCGTCTGCAGCATCATGACCAGCGAAGCCTTCGCGTCGTCACTCAAGGCGTCGTCGGCGAGGATGAGTTGCTCGATCGTGGCCGACTGATCGACTCCGACGGGGACCCAGCCGAGGTGGCGTGAGAGGTGCCCCGGCTCCAGCCCGCAGATCTTCTCCAGGATCAGGACCTCGTGGCGCGCAGGCTCGAACTCACCGCGGACCCAAGTAGCGAACGTCTCGGCGGTCTTCGCGATGCCCGCCTCGCTGCCGGCACGGTGAAGCTCCGCGACGAAGCGCATCCCCTTCGCGTGCATTGCCGACTCGAGGGCGTGCCCGAAGGCGAGCCGCTGGTCGCTGGTGGTGCTGACATTCCTGCTCATTACATCGCCGAGCCTAGGGCCGACGTGGCTGTGGAGCCCCTCTAGGTCCGACCCGATTCCACCCTATCGGCCCGTTTCCCAGATTGGTTCTTGACTTACAGAATCCTTCTGGATTACCGTGCCCGCCCATGCAGGCACCTACAGAACCCACACCGCCACAGGAGGCCGGTCGCCTCCTCGGCGTTCCCGAGGTCGCCGCGTGGCTCGGACTGTCTGAGAAGCAGATCCGCGCCTACGTCGAGCGCGGCCAGATCC